TGATTTTGTAGGCTTTTCATATGTTATAAATAGGTATTGTTTATTTCCAAAGATCTTTATACTCCATACCTTTAGCTGCTTTCCTGGTTTTAGCTTTATTAACTAATTTCCAGCCCATCTTCAAGTAGTAATTACGTGAAGTACCTTGGGCATTCTTGTTTGGATTAAAAGCAGGGAGGGTATTGTAGCCGCCAGCTGCTGCAGAGGTTGATACCTCTTTGAGTTGCTTCCTAAGCTCGTCTTTTAGCTGCTGTCTGGTGGCCATTATAATTCATTAACAAGTTCGTAGTACTGTAACAAGTTAATGATTGCATCGTTGGTAACTTTTTCTGTTTTCTCTAGAGGTGTTACATACTTAAGAACTTCTGTGATTTTAATCTTAAGTACTTCGTCACTAATCTCACTGGTTTTTTCCTGGAGTAGTTGTTGTACTTCGACGATTCTTGTATTATAATACTCTTTTAACTTGTCTGTATTATCTACTGAGGTAATTACCTCTCTTAAAACCTCTTTCTGTTTCACTGTCAAGTGATCATACTTCTCATTAAATTTTTCAAGAAGCATTTTGTATGTTAAGATTCTAATATCTTTTCCATACCCTTTATATTCCTCCATTAATTCATCAGCAGGAGCTGCTACAGGAGTTTTCGTTAAGTGTTCAAGGATTGTAAGTTTATTATTAATTACCGTCTCAGGAGCTACTTTTTCTGAAGATTGATTTTCGATTAGGTTGTTTAGAGCTGCAAATACTTTGTAATTAGTAACTTTAGCTTTAAAGAATTTTTCTACACTGTAGTTATCTTTAATTTCTTTAACTAAGTTATATTTTTGCTTTCTGATCTCAGATCTTTTTAACTTGGTAGATGCTTCTACTAGAGTGTTAACAACCATTTCAGCTTTGCCTTCGCTTAGATTTTTATAAGCTGTAACTTGCTCGTAAAGTTTATATTCCTTCCCTAATTCAGTGTTAACGAAATACTTTTTAAGAATATTGATAGCGGCAGAATTCTTACCTTCTAACGTATCAGAGGTGATCTGTCTTACCAGAAGTTCAAAAAGAAGTCCTGTATTTCTAAATTTTGAATGTTTTATTGACATCTATCGATGGTTTTTTAATAAATATATGTTAAAAGTTTATTCCCTAATTTGACTCTCGTCTAATAAACCATTTGCTTTTCTTTCTGATTCAAAAATCATTCTTTTCGGTGTCAAGCTATCAAGAATTTTTTTGTGTTTCGTAAATTCTTTTTTAGTTGATTCTAATGCAAACGGTGATGTATTGTCTCTTCCGTAACCCTGTTGGTCATCGGTCTTCATTGCTTTTCTACCTAACCTATCTAACCCTAAAGGATCGTTAGTGGTGTTAATGTTTGAAGCTTTTTCTTCTGGGCGTCCTATAACAGGCTGGTCTCTGTCGTATCCAGCAGGTACTGCACCTGGTCTATCGTAAACTCTACCTTTACCGTACGATGTAGCGATGTCGTGAGGAGTACCGTAAGTCTCTCCGGTTTCTAAAGGATCGTTTCCTTCGTTTTCAATCTGAGATAACCTAAATTTACGTTTAGCATCTTCTTTAACCAACTCTCTCATCTCTTCATATTCATCAGAGCTCAAGTGGAAGATGTTATCGTAGATCCAATCAGAAGAAATTAATTGAGAATCCATCATTGTTTGAGCTAGCTCCATCTTTTCTTTTAATAACATTACTCTTTCCTGATCGTAAATGATAGAAGGAGTTGTTAATGACAATTCGAAGTTAGTTAGTGATTCGTCTCTGTAGCCCTGAATGTATAAGTGAACAAAAGCAATCTTATACAGTTCAGAAACCATAATCCTTTGGATTTTTTCAACCGTTCTACCAAAGCGAATATCTTCGGCAGCAAGAGTTGCTTTACCTTGTAGCTTTTCATCATAGCCGAGGAATGCTTTAGGGATTCTTAATGCAGCAAATAACTTATCTCTTAGGTAATTTACGTCTGTGATACCGTCATACTGTAATCCTCCTAAAGTCTCAATCTTAGTTGATGTGTCATTACCTCTCATGGGGATATAGAAATCCTCCATTAAGTTTTGCATGTTGTACTTTAAATTGTATTCACCAGTAGTTTGGTCAATATAAGGAGTACGCTTCATTTTAGAGATAGCCTTCTGCATAAAGTTCTCTACTTCTGCAGGAGGAATACCACCTACGTTCATATAGAAAATACGCTTCTCAGGAGCTCTTACAATTCTGTGAACCAACATCGCATCTTCCATCAAGGTGTATTGCTTGAATAGTTTCCGAGCAGGTTCGATGTATGAACGGCCATATGGAAGGAAGTTAACATCTGTTAGTAGACGGAAGTGAGCTACTTCGTAGTTATCAAAGTAGATTGACTTGGCATCATTCTGATTTGGAGTCTTAAAATATCCATAAGTATCAGCAGCTAGTCCATCAGGATCGTATCTAAATCTAACAGCAGTTGGATTTTCTGGATCATAATGCTCTTGTCTTTCAATGTTAAATGCAGCGAAAGGAATTACATTATAAACACCGTATTTTTCTGAAGCTTCTAATTTCAAAAAGAAGTCTCCATACTTACACATGTTTCTAATCCACCAACTCAAGTTAAACTCAACGTTCAATACATCGTAGAATAAGTTGTAGAGAATTTTTTGAATATTCTCATCGTTTGATCTGATGTGAAGAACTTCTCCCATATCATTCTTAAGAGTAGATTCTTCTGAAAGAATATCAAGGGCAGAAGCAATAATTGCATCTGTATCCATTGCATCATATTCAGAATATAACTGGGTTCTTAGTGTTTGATAGTTAAAAGAAGATTGGTATCCGTAAAGAGATGTAGGTGATGTTGTGTAGATTCTATTGTATCTAGCCATCAAAGAGTTATTTTCTAACTCTCCCGACATCTGAATTTGGTTAGTATCAGCTACTTTTAACTGATCCCCACCGACGTTCCGGATAATAACATCTGTAGAAAATAATCTACGTAATCTCGAAAATATACTGGTATCAGCCATTGTGTAGTGTTAATATAAGTATAAATAGTTAATAAATCCAGCTTATATCTTCTTTTCCTCCTTTACCATTGTCGATCTCATAGGGATTAGCTACGTGAGAAGGTAGGTATACCCCTTGGTAGGATGGTTTAGTTACTGTGATATTATTTAAGGCGTTTCGTGTTAAGTCTAATCCTTGCTGTCTAAATTTCAAAGCAGTATCCCTAATGTACATAGCGATACCAAAAGCCATTACTAAGTCATCGTTATACCCACCCTGTGCTTCTGCTTTCCCATTCTTCCAAATAAAGACTTTCATCTCCTCTATCAAACGTTTTGATTGAATAGTAACTGCTTTCTCATTAACATATTCTTGGAACTTACCTACTACTAAAGGCCTAGTTCTTGAATTCATAGAGAATCCTGCAACCATATTCGAATTGTGATCGTATTGGTCGAAGTATGAATCGGCAGTTACGTTACCTCCCTTGGGTGAATAATATAGGTTATCATAACCTCTCTCGATTACGGTCTGAATAGTTGACCACCCTATCGATGCATTCTCAATTACTAGTAGTGCTTGATTGTATTCTGATGCTATACCTACTAGCAAATGACCAAATTCCTTAGTTCCTAACTGTCCTTTATACTCTCCAACCTGAGTGTTGTTTTCAATATCTAAGATATGAAAGGTTGAATAGTCTTTTCCATCACCTCTTGCTACGTCCGCTACTACCATGTAGCTTCTTGAGTAGTCAACAGGCTCCCATATCCATAAATTCATATCAGCACCCCGTCTTTCCATGGGATCTTTCATGTAAGTCTGTTGGTAGAACTCTAAATACTCTCCGTAGAAAACAGTATCTCCAGAAGTAGCAAAGTCACAATCACACTCCTGTGCTGCAAGTCGTGGATCTCCTAGTAGATTATCTTGAGCATCTCTCCAGACCTGGTTTCTTTCCGGGTGAACATACCAAGGTAACTTAATTGGTAGGAATTCATTCTCTTTTGCTTCAGCTCTAACCCAGGTTTGGTGAAACCAGTTACCAGTTCCGTAGGGAGTTGATAGTACAATCGCACCACCACCTGTTGCTAACGTCTGTTGAGCTGATGCCCATGTTTCGGCAATGTTATCAATGAACGCCGCCTCGTCGATCAATAGTAGTGATACAGCTTCTGAACGAGCAGCATCTGAATTTGATGATTTAGCTGTGATTTTTGACCCGTTTGACAGCCGTAAACTTAGTTTATTCTTCTCTTGTGCATCGATTCTTAACCAAGAAGGTAAGTTATCGTACATAAATTGTACTTTTGATACCAAGTTACGTGCAGTTGCCTGTGTTGTTGCAAGGGTTAGAACGTTTTTATCCTTATGAAAAAGCATTAACCATAGTGCATATCCTGCTCCTAAAGTCGAAATACCTAACTGTCTTGACTTTAAAATGATAGAATACGGGTTATCTTGGAAGTGAGTCAGTACTTTTTCCTGAAAAGGATATAAGTGAAATAAGATCCTACCCCTCAGTGGATGTTGAATGTAGCAGTATTTCTTCATAAAGTGTACGGGATCTACCACGCACTTTACATACTCCTGCCTTATAACTGCTTTTAAATCTGGTTGACTCATAGGCCGAAGAAGATAGTTAGTAAGATAGTTAATCCTGTAACTATATAAGCTCCAGTCTTTGCTGCTTTCAGCTTACCGATTTCTTTACCGTAAGTTGTTATGATTGAGTCTTTATTGTCAATAACCTCTTTATATTTCTTTTCGTTATCTTTAAAAAGAACGATTGCACTATCTCTATGCAAGATAATGGTATCTTTAGATAAGATAATTTCCTGTAGGTTAGAAATAGAATCACGGGCAAACCCTAATTGAGTTCCGCAGTAAATTCTCTCTTGTTTAACCACTAAGGCTTTCTTCAGAGTAGCACAAGGTACACAGCAGGTATCACTTGAAGCTTTCTGAGAATAAAGCGGCGACATCGCTATTAGACATAGCACTAATACGCTTAAGATCTTCTTCATGTTCTTTTTGTTCTCTAGCAGCTTCTGCTGCGGTTTTACTTAACTTATTTTCTAGCTTATTAATTTTACTCTTCTGGATATCGACCATAGAGTCTAATTGCTGTACTTTAATGTTGTTTGCTTTGATTTCGTTGTTTAGCGAATCGATTCTCCTTTCGTAAATGGAAACATCGGGTAGTTTCTCCGTCGGTTTAAAAAAGCGACTGTATACAATCCCTCCACCAAAAACCAGGACAATAATCCAAATTATAGCTTGTTTCATGACTTGTGTATTTTTAACTTAAGTGTTCCGGTTCCTTTTATAACTCGGTGCCACTCATGTCTTTTTATAAATATAGACTCATTTAAGGAAGATGGCAACTTATTATCTAACTGTATTTGCCAATCTGTTTCTCCAAGTATCTCCACGGTTCTATCTTCATCATCTCGATGCCATAATAGTTCTATTGGATCAATATTTTCGTCGAACTCACGAATGATATACTCATTAGTAACTTCTAAATCTCTGTAGGGGTTCTCCATGTTACAACTTCGTCTAATTGCTCTTTTGTCCAGTAACTGTAATAATCAGTAAATTTAAGACCGTTTGACTTAGAAACCAAATCAGCTAGGTCTTGAACTATCCAAATATAGCAGTCCGGAAAGGTGGTTGTTACTCCGTTAATTGTAAAAGGGTTTCTTGGATCACTGTCTAAAACTACTTTGTTGTTATGTACAAAGTTCCGATTGAGCATTTTAGTTTTTGCCTCTAATGCTTCAACTTCGTAAATTTCGTAATTAGGTAGGTAGAAGATACAAACTTTATAAACTTGAACGTTAGCATTACTTATCTGAAATGCTATGTCGTCTAGGTTTGTTTCTTCGACAGTGTATTCTTGATTAGTAATAGCTGCCTTAGCGAAAGGGCAGATAGGCATGTTACTTAGTTCCTGTCTCGGTATAGTTAAATGGCTAAACCATTCTTTAAGGTTGTTTATCATTTTTTTCGTCTGTTATTGGACCACCAACAACCCAAGCATCACAAGTTCTAGCAGCTGCACATTTAAACTTTAAGAATCTGCAATAACCTAAATGACCGGCTTCAATAACATCAAAAGGATCTTCAGAACCTTCATCATCACCTATACCCTTAGCAATACAGTCTAAAGTTTTTTCTGTAATGTCAAATGCAGCACAATTACCACAAAGTGACTTCTTAGCTTCTTCTGCAGAATCTAATTTCCACATATCGACCTTAGCTTGCCAGAATTTTTCATTAGGTTCATTAGGATTTAATGGACCGTATCCGTACTCGTTAATTGCCTTCTGCCTATTCTCAAGGTTAAGCTCAATGTTTTGAGTTGGTGCAGGACATTTTGCTATCTCTGCTTCGCTTAGTATGTCTAATAGGTTAATCATTTCTTTTTCTTTTTTTTCCAGCTTCCGCCTTTTTCCTTATACCATTTAGAGGCCCATAAGTTAGCGAGGGCTGATGGATATTTATCAAACTTTGCTCTAGCAGCAGACTTAGCTCTAGACCATAATTTTTTATTAGTTGGTGTGTATTCTGATTCTAGTATCTGTAGAATCTCAGTTACTCTTGCTTTTTTAGTATTTGAAACGAATTGCCCGGAAGCTTTTTTCTTTTTCTGTGCAGTAGCTGCTCTCTCAGATTTAGATAGTGATTGTGCTTTAGATTGAGGTAAGCATCTGTCCGGTCTCTGTTTATTCTTTGAAGTTCCACAAGCACCGGCAATATCACCGTCGGAATCAATACGTACCCACTTCTCTTTGACCCAGTCTCTAAGACTGCGCTCTTCTAAGACTTTCCTTATAAGAAGTTCTAGGTTTTCCATATTACCAGAATCCTGAGTAAGAACCTTTTAAGCCAAGTAGAGAAGCATATCTTGGTAATCTACAAGACCAATATCCAGCTTTAGTTTTATCTTTTTTATTCTTACAGTCGTGACGATCTGCAAAAGCTTTTCTTGCTTTAGGGTTATTGATCTTAGCAGATAATCCTGAAGTATCACCGAAAGAAACTTTCTTTACTTTCTTAGTTTTAGGATTCATTACATAAACGTAGAACTTTTTAGCTCCACCTCTTTTAGGTTTTCCTAAAGCTACCTCTTCACCTTGGTATTTAGCTTCTGTTAAAGTACTCTCGTAGTTATTAACGTCTCCTACTAACTCGTACCACTCATCTAAAGATGCATTCTTAATAAATCTCAAAGCATTTCTAAAATCTTTGAACTGTAGAAATTCAATAAGTTTAGGGTCGTTGTATAATCTCCTAACCATATCCTTAACATTGCTCGACTTAATATTAATTTCTTTTAGCTGTCCGGCAATATTGTAGTTGAAGTTATACTTCATTAACTTCTGCTGCAAATCTTCTAGGCTATCAGCAAAAAAATCATAGTCATCAGCATCAACATAGTATCCACTTTCTCTTTTATAAATTTTTGCCATGTTGCCTATCTCATCTCCGTAAATAGCAATATTATCATCGGAATCAAAAGTTCCTTCTTCAAGCAGTGGTAGGTCCAAAGGAACTCTTTCTCCTTCAAACATTCCATATTCCCCCAAGTGAGTCTCTAGTAGAATATGCTCATCATCATCACCAACACTTAAAATATCTCTAGAGTATAATGTTCTTGCTTCTTTCCATAAATTAATGAAAGCAGTTGAACCGTATCTAAAAGTGTTTTCTGTTAAGGGTTTTTTATTATTAATGTGGTAAAGTAAATTTTCTGAGATAGGCTGCTGGAAGGTTATCCCTTCTGTCAGCAGAGGTGCTTTGTTTCCGCAAGAATTGCATCCGCAAGAGCAAGATTTAGTCTCGGTACTCATATGTTATAAATAGTTATCTCTTCCGGTTAAACCAGTTTATTAAAACCATCTGCTGTTTTGGTGTTGCTGTATAGCCTCGTCCTTTAATGGTTTCTAGTACTTTATAGACGTAATCATCTCTTCTATTAATATCTGCCCATCTTTTCCACTTGTTCCAAGCAGCTTCTCCAGTTAAGTGAATACCTCCGTTTTGAAAAACTAAAGGTTTTTTTCCAAGATTTTCTTGTATTTTATAGATTTCTCCACCGCCTTTTAGGGTCGTTACTGTATTAACATTAACTGTTCTATAGGCTTTTTTATTTAAGTCCCATAAAATAACATATCCATATTCATCTGGATTGTATGTTAGTCCTTTACCTGTAATGTCTTTTTTAACTCCTGTTCTGGTATTAATAGTTCTTAAGCTACCATCTTTCTTACGGTAAGCAATGGTCATTATTTTACCTTTACTATTCTTAAGAATGTATTTTAACTGCTCTCTATTTAGAGTTTTAATACCTGGAAGTACTTCAGGTTCTGGCTTCTCAGGCTGTGTCTCTTCAGGTTGATCCGGCAGTTGATCAGCAGGTTGCTGTTCATCCGCCTCTTGGACCATTCTGTATAAGTTGTTGATATAGTCTTCTAAAAGTACACCTTCCATCAATATTAAATATTGAAGTAGGTCTGGTTTTGCAAACCTTTTTCGCTATCCCACAAAAAAGCTTCAGCAGACTTTCTAGCTCCGATGTATCCTTTCTTATGATGCCAACTATCAGTTCCTGATAAAGAGTTCATAAATCTTACGATTACTCCCTGGTATTCGTTAGTTGATTTAAGCTGTGTTTCTTTCTTATGGTGCAAATGCCCTAAGTGAAATTCACGGTAGAAAGTCTTAGCCCATTGTACAGGGTTCTCTTGAGCCATAATCATCGGTAGGTCTGCTACCTTTTCATTATTACCATGAGTATATCCAATCAAACATTTACCGAACATAAAGTACTTACGTGGGTTCGGACTGTTATCAACAGTAACGTTTTCATTGTTTGAGAACCATCCCTCTAACGAATCTCCTAAGTAGAACGTTCTTTCGTAATCGTGGTTACCTGGTATGATTTTAATTTCGACGGGTGCTAGTTGTGTAAGCTTCTGTACGTTGTTAATAATTAGTTCTCTCCCTTTTCTGAAAGTGTTTTGCCAACGAGCATCTTCTTCTTGAGGAGTGCCACTAGTTGTTGAATTGAATGGGTGAGACCTATCAGAATTAAAAAAATCGTTTCCGATTGGTAATAGTATCTTTTCAATGTTATGATTTCTGTATGTATCAATAAAGTATTCGATACAGGTGTTAAAACGTTGAGTAGCAATATCTATGCTGTAGTTTTCGCCAACCTCCTGATCCCACGCTACTTTGCCGAAGTGTAGATCGAAAATATTAATCTCTAACAATTTAGGAGATTCCAAGGAAGGAACTCTTTTGTATTCTTTAACTAACGGAGATAATTTTTTAAGATCTTCTAGAAACTGTGTCCTTAATACATTTAAGTCGTAAGCGACTTGTTTCTTCTTTAACCAAAGTTTAACTTGGAATAATGGAGTAGTTACAATTGTTCCGCTAGGGTCTTTCGCTCCTACCTCCCAAGTATTGACTACCTTTTTTTCAATTTCCCAAACCTCTAAGTCAATATTGTAGATTTCTAATAACTTCTCAATAGTAACAACACGGTCGGTTACTTCAGAGGTTATAACTTTTTCAGTATCCATGTATAGTAAATATAAAAACTTTTTTTTAAAATAGCAACTTATTATAGTAATTCGTCAGGAACTCCCTCCGGTCTATTTTCTGCCGGAGCTTCTTCTTGACCTGGTCCTGGCTCATCTAACTTAGATTCCATATCAGAACCTGTTATAGATTCAAACCCTGTCGCCTCTCCGATATCTGCTTGTTGTCTTTTACCGTAACGTAAAATGTTAGCAATTCTTGACATTGCCATTTCTTCTTCGCCAAGATTCAAGAGGTAATATTTTTTGCCCTCAACCTCTGCTACCCAAGATCTTCCTAGATCATACAAATAGTAGTACTGGTCATTCTCAAGAACAACTCTAAAGGTAGGTGGTTTTGGTGCTACCCATTCAATATCTCTTACAAAAAGGTGAAAGTTAGCAGACATTAGATCTGTTAATATAGATATCAAATCAGGTACGTGATTTAAAACCTTATACTCTTTGTACTTATTAATACCTTGCCGTTGTAGTTTTCCTACAATGGTTTTTTTTACTAAAGACCTAAGTTGATGTTTATTCATTATCTTAATTCATAAAGCCACCCTTGGTAGCACTTGCATCCATTACTTTTGAGGTCTTTATAGCAAGCGGCATGTCTTCTCGACTACCTTCTGCAACATTCTCAAAATAGTGTCTTTCTCTTAGGTTCATAGGCTTTCTTCTTTTTAAATCAAAAGGAGTTAAGAAAGGCTTGCCTTCTGAATAAGAGAATACTACTTGGTATATTTTACCGTCAGCGGCTTTTACTACATCACCAATGTTTATAGCAGCACCTTGATCATCCTTGACTGCCTCTCCATTATGAACTAAAGGGGTGGTTGTTGATAATGATTCGCTGTCTAAGTAGGTTCTTACTGAACTGATATAGTCTTCTGCTTTACTTAGCTTAGATTGGATCCATGCTTTTAGTTGAGTGTTGTCGTCTATAGACATATATAGATCACGGGCATTCTTAGCAATAGAAAGTAATTGAGCTTTAGCCATTTTACCTTCATAGTCGGCATGCATACCCTCAGAAAGCGATTCTTTTTGTACTAACTTCTTACCATCAGCTTTCATAATTCCTCTGAAGGTTGAGGTTCTTAATGTGTTTGCAGCTGTGACAGCATCGGCTGGGGTTTTTACGTTTAGTACGTCGTCTTCTTTAGATGGATCTTTGTAATCTATAGTTACTGCGGTACCTTCTTTAATCTTTCCTATTACTTTATCGATGATTGCTTTCTGTAACATATCAGGAAGTTTCTTTTGACCTCCCTTTAATTCCGGAGCGTCGTCATACATATCAGTCATTTCAGACCCTTCTTTAAAAGGTCTAGGGCATGGGGTTCCTTTAACGTGAGTATGTCCGCATCTGCCGCATAAGGTGCCTTTCTTTTCAGTAACTGTACTGGCTGTCCCGGGTATTTCAAAAAACTTATCTAGTTTCTGTTTGTGCATTTGGTGTAAAGCATAATTGTTTTTCAGGTCCATATACATTTCTTTCCTACTCTTATAGGTAGTAAATTTAATCATTAAGTCATTAGCATCAATGATTCCGTATTTCTCTAGAAACTTTTGACCGTTTGGCGCCTGATGTAAATCACTGTATAGGTTGTTGAAAAAATCTTGGTTAAGCATTGTGTTAAGCGTTAAAGTATTTTTCGTATAAGCTCATTGCATCTGATACAGGAGCTCCTTTAGATACTAGTTCATCGTAATGCATCATAGTTAACGGCTCACCTTCGCTACTCATCTTAATTGCTTTTTGAGCTAAGTCATGAAGGTCCATATCTGTAGAGGCATCTTCTCTTGCAAACTCAAGCATTCTGATAAACAAAGGTACGTCCATGCTAACGATATCAACGGGATTTTCTTTTTTGCTTTCCATGCTATCTTCTGCTTCAAACATTTGAGCTCTCAAAGATTTTTTACCTTCGTCGCTTAGGTGTTCAGAGTAGTACTGTTCAAAGTATTTTTTAGCTGCCATATCAGCATCTTCATCTCTTTCTAGATCTAAACCTTCTTCGTTTGCCCATTGTGCAAACTTTTCAAAAGATACTTTTAATTCTTTTGCATTTTCTAAATCTTTTTCGGTAGCTACTGCAAATACAACTTCTGTTGGAGTTTCTGCTGGAGCTTCTGCTGGTTCAAAAGTTGCTTTTTCAAAACTAGTAATTTTGCCGTGAATTTCTGGGCTATATGCAGTTTCAGCTTTAGGATCGTTTCCATTCTCTGCTACAAGAACGTACTTACGTCTCCAGTTTGACATGTTGAAAGAGTTCGTCATATTGATAAATAGCTTTATTTCTTTAACTTTTTCAAGTACTCTATAGCTTCTTCCTTCTGTTTCAGGATTTTATCCCTATTAACTTTAGACCAGCTCTCTACTTCTCCGATTTCTGTTACAAATCCGTCGTTACTTTCATTTAATAAATCATCAACCCAAATTTCGTAGTTGTTAATCATTCCGTCGATTTCTGAGTTTTCAACTTGTTTCTGGTATTCATCCCACTTACCTGTTCTCTTTAATTCTGTTTCAAACTTAACGTGACAATCAAAGCAGTGACGGTGTATCTTATAAAACTGATTGTCGTATCGATGTTTCATTAAGGTCTTACAATCCGGGCAGAATAGTGGGGTCAAAGCAACATCTCTTACTGCTTGTAGTTTTGAGATAGTTTGTTTAACTCCATTCTTGATGGTCCACTGACGTCCATCTTCTTCCCAAATATCTCCTTCTTTACGATCGATATGATCCTTGACGTATCCGGAAGAAACAGAAGTTTTTTCTCCCATTTTTCCTTGAACTAAGTTACGTAACCTTTGAAGATCTGCTCCTCTAAATTCTTTCTTTAAAACCGATTCTGACATATTAAGATCTTAGTGTTCTTCTGATTTCTTCTCTGATCATTGCTTTTATCTTCGCTTCGGATACGTCTGTTTTAAAAGTAAAAGTTTTTTCACCGAATCCAGCATTTGTTAAAACTGTAGTAACGATTGATTTGATTTCATTTCTTCCCGGGTTAAACTCTTTAGGAAAAACTAAAGTATTACCTTTAATACCCCAACTAAGTAGGTTCGGTTTAGTTATTGATGGATTTATAAAAGCATCGTAGTTATCTTTTGTTCTAGCTGGATAAGGTCCCATATCAGTCCCTACAGGCCCTTTTATTAGCCATTCATCATAGTCCATTTGCGATTCTGGATTTGCTTCTTTGAATTTCTCAAAACGTTTTTCCTGATTTTTATTTTTAACGTTCAGGCTTCTAGGTCCAAAATAATTCTCTACGTCTTTATCTGATACTTTAGAGCTTCTCATAGTGCTAATATATCTTCCGTAATTATCTTTGGTATTCAAAGCTTTGTCTGCTTCTTCAGCAGTGTGTGGTTGTTTAATCGTTACAATTAGGTCTCTATCCTGCAGTAGGTAAAAATCTTGACTGTCTTCTTCTTCGTAAAGGCTCTTATATGTTATCATGCTTGCTAAAGATATGAATTTATTTTAATTTTTCTTACTGTTTTCCCAACTTCTAAAATACATATTTCCTTCTGTATACGCTTCCTTTTCTATTTCCTGCAATGCTTCATCTTCATTAACGTTGGTTGTTGTAATGTTCCCTAACCTACCCTCTAGGTTTTGGTTGTGGTGGATCATTTCATGAGCAAAAGATCTCAGAATGTCTTTAGGATGTCTATCTGCTGTGTATAATACAATAATCTTATCGTTGGGATTATAGTATGCTGTATGCCCTAAAGGCTGTATAGCGTTCTCAGGATCATATTTAAACTCTACAGAAGGTAGTGGTTCTATATTTAATCCGTTTTGTCCCATATATTCGGTCAACTCCTGAATGTAAGGCATTACTGCTTCTTCTACTAGGCTATATTCAGACCCGTACGGTGCTGCTTTTCCAGTATTCTCAAGATCAGATGGATCTAGATTTTCGTTCTTAGAGTGAAAATTTATAAACCAATTTGCTTGACGTTTGTCATGTGGAGTAGCGTTTTCTCTTTCTTTAAACTTCTTAGCTTTTTCAATAGTAACATCACCTCCGTAAGCTTTAGTAATTTTAGCTTTAAAAGTACCTGGTGCTCCGTCGTTTGTTCTCTTCCCTTTATACGCTTCATGTATTGGGGAATTGTCTGGAAGAAGGTCTTTTATAAGTCCGTATGTAAAGTTATCGAGTTCCATTTATAATATTTTATAAATAGTTACCCCTGTAACTTAATAGATGTAGGTAGTAGCTCTGAGTATGGTTTGAGGTCCGGGTTCTTAAATTTAAAAATCTCGTAGAGGTGCTTGAATGTCTGTAAGTTCTCTTCGTAATCTGAATCTGTTTCTTTTAACTGCCATCCTTTGCCTTGTATTTTCTTTCCTGTTTTATCTGCACTTCTAGTTGCTGCTTTCAACCATAAAATACCAGTTCGCTGTACCGGAGTATCAAATAATTCAGACCAAGCCTTCCTATAGCAGGCAAGCTGCAGGTCATAAGTATCATGAAGTGAATTAGAGGTTTTAATATCTAATAACCATAATTCATCTGCAATTTTAACGATTAAGTCTCCTGTCCCTGCAATTTTTAATTCATCTGAGAATAAATGTACTTCTGATTCGATTAGTTCTGGTTTGTGAGTTTCCCAGAAGTCTGCAAATTTAAGAATCATTTTCCAAACCTCTAAGTTGTATTTTGTATTTCCATTATCATCGATCCATACGATCTCTTCACCTTTCAAATAATCTTCGATAGCGTTGTGGACCTGGGTGCCTTCGTCTCCAGCTCTACGCATAATAATATCAGAGTTGTGTCCTACATCTTTAATCCAGCTTTCAAAGAATCTATCTTTAGGGAAGTAAGAAAGTACGTAAGTTACTGAGGGGTAGTATACATCTTCACTTCTCTGATAGTATCGGGAGTCTAAGATTGTAATCTGTCTTGATGTCGGGTCGGCTTGAACAATACGATTTATTCGTTTATCCTTCTTAATGTTGTTGTTTTTTTCTATCATAATTGAAATTTCTTCTCCATTAACGTTCTAAAGGTTAACGGGGTGCTTGTATGTAATAACTTGGTAAACTCTGCAAAGCCGAGTTCAGAAGGATCTTTTTGGTTAAGGTCCACTAAAAATACTTCTTTTCCATGGTTTAACAAGGTCTGGCAGTACTCTAATGCTTGCTTTAATGCGTCATTATCTAGAGCAATAAAGACTTGTTTAACACTAGAAGATACGATCTTCTTCATAAGCTTCTCTGGTAGTATCTTACCGAGTAGTGGAATAGCATTACGCTTGATTGCCATTGCATCAAAGGTACCTTCACATAACACGATTGGACTGTCCCAATTGATTAGTAGGTCAAATCCAATAATGTTTTTTGATGCTTGAGGATTCTTGTATTTTATATCTCCAGGACCAAAATTACGTCCTACAAAGTAGTTTAAGCTTCCGTTCTCGTCATAACTCGGAATGATAATCATATCCTTGTATCGACCCGATTCACAGTATCCTAGACTGTATCTCTTAATATCTGTTGAGTTGATCCCTCTCTCTTTCAAATAACGTAATGCCTGACGTACTGTAACTTCTGAAGTACTTGCTTCAAACAGGGGTTTGTATTCTTTAGGCAAAGCTAGAGCTTCAATTTTAACTCCATGCTCTTCCTGATAGGAAATTTTGACGTAGTTTTTAAGTTCCTGAACTTTATGATCAGGAGCTGAAACAGCTTTGAAGAGGCTTACTAACTTCTTTCCTTTCTTATTGCAAACCCAACAATGCCAGTGGTGAATACCCTCTTCGTTTTCTTTTAGGTTAATTTCCAGTTTTGGCTTATAGTGATTACAGAAAGGACAAGTATAGGAGAAGTTATCTCCAGAGGTTGGCTTTCCAGTTCCGATTACACTATTTACCAGGTTAACTAATAGGTGATTGACCATTAACCGAATATACGAACTTAATCGGGTAGGTGCAAGTCTTTTCGGAAAATTCTGGACATAATGTTGTCGTTGTATGAATTTGTTTCAAGTACATCGTATTTACACTGGTAAGCGATTTCATAATAAGTTAGTTGTTTTTTTGTAAAACACAACTTTAAAATCTCCCTTTTAAATTTATCTTCACCAACCTCCTTAACTTCTGCAAGTAGTGGTCTACATGAACCCCAATACTCTCTCCAATTAGATTCCTTACTCACTTTCTTTTTAGTAGGCTTCCTTCCAGGGCCGGATTGTTCAGAAATTTCTTTCTTTGTGAGTTTTTTAGTTAAGGTGTTAGTAAACACTTTTCTACCAATGTAAAACTTACCAGTCTCAATATTTGTTATCATATATACAAATCCGACTGCTTTGTCTTCAAATTGATATTCTTCTGTAACTTCTTTATTTTCGTAAAACCAATTAGGCATAAATTTTATCTATCGATGTTGATTAGTATTGTTGTGTCTGTTGTATTATTGCTCGGTAATGCTTTAGCTAATTTACCCACTGCAATCAAGTCTTGATTTTCATTATACAATCCTACAGTAGTAACATAAGGATTAAAGTAGGGTTCTGTTGCAAAATCATAAACCGTTCCGTCTGTTGATCCTGAGATTAACGAAGGGTTTAGTGAAAAGTTAAATTCTGAAGGAGTGAATGTACATTTATACTGTGTTTCAAATAATGTAAATGAACTGCTAAATGAACAGGTTACATTAGGAGATAGGATTATGTTCTGTATAAATGGGTTAGCACTTGCTCCATAAACATCTGTTCCGTAAACTGCACTTCCGTAGTAAGGTCCGCTAGATTCATTATCTTTAGTTAGTATCGCTAAACCGTGTTGGTAAACGATATTACCGCAGTACTCTCCATCTAAAGAAAAATATAAATTGCCGTTCCCGTCATCTGTGATACTTCCAGATTCAGCAGTTATAATAAAAGAGCCTGGTTGCATTGTATCTCCGTATAGCTTAGAAGGAATTGAAATTACTCCAATAATAGCACTAGAAGATGTTGGGAAGTATCTTTCAAATGCTAAAGTAGTTTCTAAGTAATTTTCGTACCTGCCCGCAGAGCTTGTTGGCCCCACCAAAGCGTTGCCGCTTGGATCTGAACCGGGTATTGTAAATGGAACCGATACAGGGTCTCCGTAGCTTGAGCTTAGGTAGTTAGAGTAGTATAATTCTTTAGCAGAGTTATAGATTAACCTTTTATACTCGGTAGTGATTTGACCTGTAGTAGCTTCATTTAAGCTAAATAGACCTTGTATGTTTTGTCCTAAGAATCTATCAATGCCAACAGTAGATCCGGTAAGTTCAGCCGCTCCGGTAAACCGGAAGGCTTTGTTCACTTCAAATGGAGTGACTATTATGTCGGATGCTAGTAGTTGTTTGAACGCAGTCATTCATTTTAGAAATCAAGCTTAACTCTAAGTAAGGCTTCTTTTGTAAAGTCTTTAGTTAGGGGTTTAGACAATTTTGCTACAGCAAGTAGTTCACTAGAATCGTTATAAAATCCCACAGTTGTCATATAGGTTTGTGGTGAATTAATAAAATTACTAAAGATAACATCTCCTGTTGATCCTGAAATAAATGAAGGATTTTCCGAGTAGTTAAATTCGCTGTTTCTAGCTCTAACAAATACGAAGTCAGAAGTTACTGTTTCTTCGCTGTTAACTTGGAAAGAAGCAGCTCCTGAAATGGCTGTAAATAATCTACCGATGTTTAGTCCGTCTGAATCAGAAGATCTAGAAGGTTCTAAATTAATAGATTGTGATAAAGCTAGGGGGTTAAGAATAATAGTTGCAATATCTGGTAGGAATAAACCATAGGATCCTGAAGATAAAGAGTATCCGTTAGCGTTTACACTTGTGTTAGCAACTCCGTTTGAACCGGAAATAATCTGGTAAACTCTACCGCAATCTAAGTAAGTATCGGTTGATACCATTCCAGAATTATCTGTTAAGTTGATTGTACTACTTCCGTTTTTAACTTGTATGTTAAAGGTACCTTTTAGTAGGTGTTCTTTGTATCTAGCCCTATCAACAGAGATAGCCCAGAAATCGGAAGCTGTTACGGTTGTAAAGATAAACGCTGCATTTTCACTTCCGTAAATTAAATTACGGTACTGTCCGTAAATTGTTCTTGTTGGAGATACACCGGGTACTAGGTCGTTGAAGTTAGCACTTCCTGAGCCGTTCTGGTTTCCGTAGGTAATTGCAAACTGTACTGCAGCATTACTTAATGTAGAGGCTGTTTGGTAAATGTTTTTGTAGTAGCTATCGTTTGATGAGGTTACTGAGGAAGTAAAAAATGTAGTTAAGGTCGGGCTATTGGTTGACCATGCGGTAGCGGTGATTGAATCAACACTTACTAAAAAATCTTCGGGATCTAATCTTTTAAATGACATTTTGCTTATTAGTTATTTTTAGTAACGGTTACTGGGATTTGAAGTCTTGCTCCTGAATCTCGTCCTATTACTTGTAGGGTTGCAGTAAGAGCGGTGTTAGGTCCAAATAGTGTATTTACTGTTGTTGCGCTTAGGTTTAGAGTAGTTCCTACTACTGTTTTAGATACGTTAGTTCCAATCGTTGTTGATTGATTCAATGCTTGAACATCAGGAGTGTTGATACCGATACCTGTAAAGCTGTTAAATAATCTAACGTCAGAAATTGTAAATGTATACCCAGATGATTCAAACAAAGCTGTTTGAGAAAGGTAATTCAAAGTCTGAGGAGTGATTGCTAAACTTGCACCCTGCTTAATAGTGATTGAAGAGTATCCAATATCCAATACTGGCATTCTAGCTGTACCTCTAGGAAGAGTTACGAGCTTATACTTCATAATTTGAGTTTCATCAGGAAATGCTTCTAGTAGTGGCATATTTTCAATAGCTTCCCCGTAGAAAGCTGAACCTGATGGTTGGTTTGGATTGTACAGAGTGTAATCGATTTCGTCGTCTGACAATGCAAATTGTGTAATTCTAAAAGAACCGTCACCGCGGGCAAGTAATTCTCTCCCTTTCGCGGTTAGGATTGCATCAACTGTGACTGCGGTATTATTTAAGTATCCCATGATTTATTATAAATATGTAATTTTAAAGTTCTATTCCTGCTTGACGAGCAACAACGATTGGATCGTATGCTGGGTTAAAATCGTTTGGTATTAGTAAACCTCCGACTGCTGGATCAACATTCATGTCAGCGTAGATCTTAGTTGTTACCCAAGTTTCACTTTCAACTCTTCTAATTAGCCTATAGTTTTGATTATTTATTGCAGAAGGTACTACTAAATTAGTAGATTCTCCTTGAAGAGCTGGTGATATTATAATACTTCCAGAATTAGCAATATCAGAACCTGTTACTATTCTACTAATATAATAAAGACCGGCTCCGGTGAAAGTATCGTCTAGTGAGCCTGTGTTAGCAAAAGAGTAAGATCCTGTATTTCCAAAACGTATAAAATCTCCATATTTCAGCGGAAACAGTGTATCTTTATAAGCTACGTTCCAGCTGTTACCTGCTCCTCCTTCTATTGCATAACTATCGGTAGCTTTGTTATAGACTTGAATTCCGGATTGTGGGTACATATAAACCATAGTACCGTATGTTGCAGAGCTGCTATTTTGAAGAGTGTATATAAAACCTGTATTTCCAATACTAGCACTATCCGTTAAGATCGTGATATTCGAACTAACAAAGTTTCCGGTAGCTCCGGTGCTTGTACCACTACTCCATCCTATGTTAAGACCTATAGGTGAACTTCCAGATCTTAGTAACATGGTTTGGTAGTATCCACCACCTTCTACTACTGTTAAGTCTGTTATAGTTTTAATTACGCTGACGTTTCTTCCGTAAGCTGTTACCGTCTTACCTGCTTTAAAAATCTCTGATACAAAAGATAAGTATTTATTATCTCCTATTAGCGGGATTCTAGTTCCATCAATATTAATTAACTCAACTAATTTAAATACTCCTCCTCCTGGGTATTCAGGGTCGGAAGAGGCATCATAAGAGAATCTTGCAAAGTAGTTGGTAAATTTATCGATCGGGTAACCGGGTGCTTGTGATTGAGATGCAAAGTTAATTGTGGTGTTGTAATTACCTACGTTAGCAGATCCTTCATATCTTAGTTGAGACCAAGAACTAGTTATTGCATAGTTTGAATCTTGAACTGCTGCTAATGAGGCAGATCCAGACTGTATGTATATTAAGTTAACTGGGTTAAATGCGTTGCTTCCGTAATCTACATCTTCATAAAATGTTGATGTCCTATTTGCAGATACGTTATTTAGTAACGGAGTTGTATTTAAAGAATAGGATAAATGACAGGGAATGTTTGATCCAGAATACTCACCATTGAAGAATTCGTATTGTGAAGACTCTACTCCAGTTACTAATCCGGCCTTAGTCAAGATAGACGAAGTCCATGATTGTGATATGTTGGTTAAGACGTTAACAGATCCTCCAGCACCGCCTGTGAAAACCTCTATAGACCCTGTTTGATAGTCTCTTGCTAAAGATGTAACTGATCCTGTGTATTCCGGTTGAGTGTAGTCAATTTGAGCAGGTCTTTGTCTGTTTCTCTCTAGTAAATGCTGCTTAACGATCGCACCGGTTGCTACAGAAGCTCTAGCAGGTACGAAGTCTTTAATCATTTTAAATAGTGAATTATCGAAGTATTTTATTAACCTAAAGTAATCTTGTAGGTCATAAGAACTTCCATATTTCTTAAAGTAATCAAAGCTTAATGTATTTAATTCAGGGTAAGTATAAGAAGATTGAGAAATAAATCTAGGATCTCCAATATACTCTCCGATATTAATGTATCCAAACTGAGAGTTTATATCTTCGTTAATTTCGTTAGCTGGTGAGAAACCAACCTCCATATAGTTAACATCGCTGGTATAGCTTTGAGATGCAGGATAGTTTTGCTGTAGTGAAGCTAGTCCTGATAATACTTTTCCGTAAACAGTAGACTCTCCTAATTTAACTTTGTTGGATACTATATTTTTAATACCCCCTAATACTTGGTCGTAAAAGACGACTTCATTGTTAGGAACAAATAGAGGTGTACCTTTATAGTAGAAGTTACTTGTTGATGCAAAAGAAGATGTTGCTGCTTGAACACCAGAAACTTTCGGATGTACTGATGATGATCCGGTATATAGTTCTCCTCCTAGAGTTGCTCTAAATGCTAGGTATTGGCTCTGCTCAATGGAGGCTGGATTCATTACATAAGCATCAAAAGTATCTTGAGTGGACTGTGTTGCGTAGTACCTCCACTCCTGTAGTGAACCTGTGAATGCAGGTCCTGCAAGTGATGAAGTTGCCAAGTAAGATTGTTGAGTTGAATTCCAATCACCATCATTACCTACTACCGAGGCAGAAGCTTGGAAGCCTAGAATATTACTATCAGCACCGGTGTAGATGTTATTTTTGGCAATTAATTGGAAGGTTGTTGAACTTCCTCCGTTATCTTTATTTACCATTACAGACCACCAACCTCCGTCAAAGAACGGTAGGTACACACTACAGGTAGTTGAACTATCTGCAATATTAGGGTAGAAATCTAAGTATCCGTATTTTTGATAGGGATTAACTACTGACCCTGAATATGATCCGCTAGTGTATCCAGATCCGTTATAACGTAAAGCAACTCCGACTCCTGTTCCTACACCTGTGTCGGTAGTCCATAAACTTTGAGAAGCAATGGTAGCTGTATTTGTAGGAAGGCTGTCAGTCTTGAATCTAAACTCAACTGCCTGCGGTACATCATCTAAGGAGTTCCAAAGTGTGTTTAATGCCCAAGATGATGATACAAAAGTTGATCCTGTTGCATAGAAACTGTAGTCAAAAGAATTCTGCCACTGGTCCCATGTTCTTGGGTTCTTATCTTTTCCTCCAAATTCGTTAATTCTTAGGATTGTATCAGGTACTCCAAAGCAGTCAATAAGTAATTGTAATCCTGCAACCGTACCTTTTTTCTTTAATAAGTAAGGTAAGTTGTGATACAATCTTTTATAAACTAATTTTTGAGCGTCGTTAAATGGAGTTGTTTCTGCAGATGCAGTAACGTAGTTTGTTATTAATTCACTACCAGTTGGAGGTAGGGTACCGCCCGCTGGATTAATTCCTAGGTAGGTAGTGTAAAGATCGTTATTACTTAAATTACTTTCGTATAGAGTTATACCGTAAGATCTAAGAGCATCGGCTGCTAGATCAATTGAAATACCTTCTGAAAGTCTATTATCTCCGTCTTGTCTATTTTCAATTGCTTGGGTGTATAGCCAGATCTGATCAAACATCTGAGCTACCATTTCATTAAATAGCTTGAATTGATCGTTATCGATATCTTCAGTTATGTACTGTGGGTAGATGTTGTAGATGTAGTTTGGATTACGTTCGTCGTATAGAGAGCCACTATCTAGTAGTTCGGAGTACCAGGTTAATACTTCGGTTGATCCGGTAGAATACAGGGTATAAGGTGGGGTTGAGTTTGATTTTGGCCAGCTTTGAGATGATGAATCGAAATATAAATAATAATCATAACCGTCAAAGTTAGTGATTAGATCGTTAATTTTAGTTTGATATATTGCCTTACTTGAAGATGCTTCTGTAGTATTTGCAATAGTGTTTAAGCTTGCAATTTGATTGTTGTAATTCTCAATTAAAGATGCTTTATCGTAGAAGTTTATTAGCCGCTGTTCTGCTGAACTGAAAAATATAAAGTTTATAAAATCGGAATAGTCTGTATTTAACTCTGCTCTTCTCTCTACTAATATACTGTTTAGTTGATTGGTAAGGTCTATATCCGAACTACTGTAAATTGAATCTAGTGTTTGAAACCCTGTCGAGGTATTACTCTCTTGCTGTAGTTGAATGTTGAGATTAGGACCTTTTAGGAAGATCTGCTCAGGAGCTTCTAATTCTTCTTGTGGATACTCTAATATAAATGCAACGGGTTCTGATTTTTTTTCAACAAAAAAGAAAGAAGATCTTAGTCCTAGATTGGTTGGGAGTGGTTGATATAGCTTAATTAGGATTGCTGTTCCGTCAAAACCTACGTTAGTTACAAGTAGTATAATGTCGTTACCAAAATCTAAATCAAAACCTTGGAAAGTTTCTGTGCTATTTAAAAAGTTAGTTAGTGTGGTGGCGACTGCTTGTAACTCGCTAGAGCTTAAGCTTGAATTGGAAACTCGTAACTCAGTTCTATCTGAAGAGGTCTCAGTAATATTAAAAGAGGGAGCTCCTGAGATTAGACTACTAAGGAAGTTGTAATTAACCTTATAGGTTCCTTGAGTGTAGTTGTTTGAGGCAAGATCTTGTGCTGGATCTAGATTTATCTGTGTGGAGGTACTTCCGGATATTTTACCGCTAGTAATAGAGTAGTTGGTTGTTAGCCCGCCTATTAGGTTGTCGTTTATGTCATACAGGTACGCTTTGATATAATCAGTGTCTACATTGTATTTACTGGTTACGCTAATACTAGATACACTGACTTCATCTACAGGAGTTAATTCCTGACCTTGAGTATTTAATGGGATAATAGGAAGTACTGAAGGAGTAGACATTATTGCGGTGTTTGTAAGTTAAGTAATGATTGTTGTAAATCCAAATTCTCTTGTCTTAATTGTGTAATTTCTTGCTGCAACGCCTGTACCTCCTCGTTGACCGCTTCACCTCCAATATAATCTCCACTAGTTTTCACTAGGTACTCGTGTGAGTTGGTTTCTCCGTATTTAGGGATGGTGTAAAATAAGTTTTGATAAGCTGAGAAGAATTCTGGAATAGTGATTGTGTCTGCTACTGGTGGTTGGTCGGCAGAGGCAGTAACTCCAAATTGTGTAAATTGAGTATTGACAGTTCTTGTTAGCTCTGCTTTATTATACTTTAGGACCTCTATGTTAATTGTTTCGACCATTATCCATTTACAACTTTGAAGTAGTAGCTATTATCCAATACTTGAGTAGTTCCCCCGATAAGGGTTTTTATAAGGATCTTGTAATATCTCTCAGGTTCTAACCCATCCATATATACATCAAAGTAGTTGCTGTCTGAATCTGCGCTAATCTTTGTATACTCAGTATCAAAATCAATAACGATTTCGTCAGTATCTAAATCTTTTAAAGCCCAGTATGAAGCTGTGGGTAGGTAGCAGTTTGTTGTATAGAAAGAAGAGGTTGTAAATATTCTAGGTGGAAATTGAGGTCTAGCATTTACTCTAAATCTTTGAATTGCTTGGGGGAGATACTGTTGTGTGTTGTTAGGTAGTGTAACTACGACGTCGGAAGATGTTACAAATGTCTGTGTTGATGATCCGGTATTAAAAGTGTAGTCGGCCCATCTAAATTCTAACTGTGGAGGGTAGATTGTATTTGTATCTACTGAGAAATATTTTAGTTCAGCTGTTTTATCTACGTTAAATTCGTCAGAGTCAGACTGTTTAATGATAAATCCATTATTGACGATTGAACCGCTGTACCAAGCTAGAACTGTATTTGTTACGTTAAATGATAGGTCAAAATCACTTCTATACTGTAAAGAAGCAGTTTGAATATAAGTAGAGCTAGTGTACCAGTTTCCTCCTCCTTCATACCCGGCGGTATATGATGCGGTAGCACCTGTTGCTCCGAAACTTGAAAGTGCCCAGGCTCCTGAACCAGAGCTTGTTTTGTATTTCCAACTAACTCCATTTTGAGTCTGAGGTGAGTCTAAGTACTTACCTGTTCCGTTTTGCCAAGATCCAGATACTGCGTAATTATATAAAGTTACCTCTTCTGCTAACCCTGTCACCTTCGCCATTGAGGTTCTAAAGTATACGGCTAAAGAACCGCTAACTCTATTTTGAAGGACATCTTGAATTTGACTCTGATTGAACTGTACTAAAAATCTACTTACAGCGGGAGAGCCGTCTACAGCCACAGCGGTGGTTGCTTCTATAATTTCATCTATCCCGGTATTCATTGCCGGGTATTCGCTATACAGGGTAGCGTCTTTCTCTGGGAAGAGTTTGTAAACAGCCATTTGTTATAAATATGAATTATAGAGAAACTACTCTACCTTTAATATCTGTGTCTGGATATTTAACTTCGAAGATCATAGGATCAATAGAAGGATAGATAACATTCCCCTGTGTGGCGATAGTAGTATCGTATGCAAACTCAGAATATCCTTGACTAATCCCTGTTTTATTTGAGATTGTAACAGATTTTACTGTCTGCACTCCGGAGACTTTATCGAGAAGAATAAAAAGATCTTTTAGTATGATTGGCTGGTTAAATTGCCAATTCTCAGTCTTAAAGAAGCTTTTTAACTCCGACAGGCAACTTAGTAACACTTCGCTACTAATAAAGTTCGGTCTAACTACGATTTCAAAATCACATCCGATATTGATTACATATCCATCTTTGATAGTTACAGTGTCTCCTGCTATTCTATACTCTGAAAGATAAGTACTTAGGTTTTGCTTTACTGTATGGGAAACCTGGGTTAGGTATCCGTTTGCGTTGTAGCCTAGCACATACAGGTTTAATGTTGTTGGGATCTGACCGGGTAGGGTAGTTTCAGAAGCTTTAACTGGCTGAACAAAGGCTTTCGCTACGGATCCGTAATTTGAAGGCATTGATAACGCTCTAATCAGATAGTCGTTGGGAGTTACGTTTCTCAATTGTGATTGGTAGGCAACTAGAGTATTTTGTCTAATCTCTTCTAGAGTGTCTCCATCACCTCCGCCGGAAGCAGCTCTAGGGTTATTCACAGCAAGAGTACTAAAGATATAATTTGCGGTAGTTGTATTTAAATTGTTGTTAATAAAATTAATGTTCGTTGTATTAACAAAACTAGTCAGTGTGCTTGCTTCTACGTTTGCAGCAATACCGCCGCCTACTAAGTACCTAACTGTCAAAGTTGTATTTGCAGGGGCAATACCGTAAGTATCTGTATATAAGAAGTTAGTGGGGTCGAATGCAGTTGTTAGCTTAGATTGCTCGTAAGGTAATCCTAAACCTACGTTGTTCGGATTTGGTGTTATAACTTCATCTACATCGTTGGTAGTGCCTGATCCGAATTGAATCTCTAAAGTGTTTTCTGATGTAAATCTAGTAGTAAATCTTCTTTGTATTTTTTCTAACTGCATTAAGTATGGAGCATCACTGTCACTGTAGTAGTTAGGATCATTAGTATTTGTATTCCTAATCGGAACATAAACCATCTCTTGCCCTAAATAAGGTACCTCGTACCATACATTGCCGTCTGAGTCAGTTATATCTAGAATTTGAATAATGTCTGTATTTTGAAGAGTAACTGTTGCAAATGCTTCAGGTGCTGCAAAATTATATGTAGTTGTTTGAATTTGCCCGGAAATACCCTTTCTTGATTTCTTAAGAAGGTAGTACTGTGGTGCTCCTGCAGAAATTTGATAAACTGTTGTTTCAGTAGGGTCGAAAGAGCTTGAAGAAGAAAAATCAATTGGATCTTGAACTAGGAAATAATTATCTCCTGTTGATGATTTAAGTTGAGTATTTTGAGCAAATAGTAATGCGTAATCTAAATCTGGAATGTATACACTTCCGGATAGCTTAGAGGGTACTTGTTGGTAGAAATCAATATCAACAGTTGCAGCTTTGGTTACTTTAGGTCTATACCCTAACATATAAGCTAGTGTATAAAGACTTGTAGATTGCTTTGCATACTGTAGGTAGGTTTCTTGTATTTGGTTATCTAGGTAAAATGATAATACATCACCTACATACGCAGACATTTCCATAAACATCATCCCGGGAGATGATGGAGAGAAGTCGTTATAGGTGTTAGGGAAGTAGGTTTTGGAAAAATCAACAAGGAGGTTCCTCAACCCTGCAAAATCCCTATTAAAATATTTTATATCTTTATTTTCAGCCATTGCTTAGATTTATTTGTGCAGTATCGTTTATACCAGTATTTACTATACTATATGTAATTGTTATTAGAATTGTATTCCGGTCTGGTGTCGACTGTATTTGTACTACACCTTGAATGTTTGGAAAGTATTTTTCTATAACAGATAAAATATAATTTTCAATTTCTGATACTCCTTGGGTACTAATTTGTTGAAATACGAATTTCCGTAAACCTGCTCCGAAGCCAGGGTTAAAAACTCTCTCACCTTGACCTGTTAATAGGAAATTAATGAGGTTTGTCTTTATTGCTTCTTTAGTAGTATAGGTGGGCTTGAAGACGGCGTTACCGTTAAACGGCAGCGACACACCTACTGCTTTACTAGTAGCTAAATCAATAGGGTATATTCTTCTAGCGCCGTATGCCATTATTTCTTACTCATAAGACCCATAATTTGGTCTAAGTTAACCTCTCCGGGAGGTAATGAAGATCCTTCTCCAGTTGTGTTTGCACTTACAGGTGGTCTATATCCAGGTTGTTGACCGAAGCTTACAGCATCGTTTGAGGTCATTGAAATATTTCCATTTCTCGATTCCATCATTTCACCTAGTAGCTCTCTGTATTTGCCTCTTGCATTAACAGTAGGTACGGTTGGTGTGCTTGTTAATGTTTGAACTGGTGGGGCATAACTTTCTTGAATAACTGTCTTAGGAGCACGTACTGCTTCTAACAGGATGTCTTTGATTTCTTCCTGGATAGCTTCCTTTACGGCTTCTTTAATAAGTTTTTTAAATAATTTGGTATCCATCTTTTATAAATATTTCTTAATCGGCTTTTAGATTGTCTCTATCAATAATCAGTTTCAACTCCTCAATTAGTACTTGGGGGTTTTGGGTGAATGAAGGTTCGGTCTGAAGTAAAACGATTCCTTGTTTATTTTTAGCTTGCCCTATCTTTTGGTTTAGAGTTGGGCTAAAGTATTTGTCTACGATCTCAAAAGTGAATCCTTTGTAGATAGTATCAGTATTACTATTCTCTGCTGTAACTACTACTGATGCTAGGTTCTTAATATCATCCCCAACTGGGTTTGGTCTCTTGCCACATTTTTCGAGAACCCTATCAATTACTAATAGTAGTCCTAATAGTATGTTTATTACATTTGCAGCAGTCGATACGTAAGTGGTTCCGTTCTCTACAACTTGTTTTAACCTAACTAATTTAGGATTACCTTCTTTATCGAAAGTCAATAATGTTCTTATATCGTCTAGGTCTGCAAGAAGGGAAGTTACAAATCCAGGGACAGTTGGAGCTGCTTTAACGCCTATTGCAGATGCGGTTTTTATAAGGTTGATAGCGGTTACTGCGTTGATACTTCCTTTTAATAGACTGTTAACCACTAGTAAGGATTGATTTATTATATTAACATACTTGGCTGTATTCTCTAGATCGGTAAGTAGAGCGTTACGGATAGTTGTTGCTTTTTCTAAAATAGGTTGGGAGGGGCATAGGTCGGGTAACTGAGGGTTTCCTGTTTCTAATCCTTCGATTCCTAAATCTGCTGCTAGGTTTGTTAATTGGGTGATTGCTTTATCTCGTACAATAGCTACTTTTGAGTTTATACTTTCATTAAGTCTGTCAAGGGCGGTGGTCTGTGTTGCTGCTGTTATGATTGCTGTTGTCGCCACTTTTTGCAGAGCGAGTCTCCTCTGTAACTTTTTCCTATCCTGTCTCTCCTGCTCTCTTTGGTTTTCTAGTTCTTGTGGTGTCATTATACAGTATAGTTAGAGTTAGAGAGCATTGCTTTTAAATTTATTGAATTTAATCTTGTCGTTAAAGTATCAGCAACACCTTTTAATGATGCTACAGGTCCTCCACTGTTTGCAGCGAGTTTACAGGCATTAAGCAATGTTTTAAGTATGTCTACTATTTCTTCTAGTTGAGCTACAGCAGTATTACCTAAAACTAACTGTTCGTTTGCGTTTTTAGATCCTAGGTATATTTTTCCAGTTTGCATTATAACTTCTGATGCGTCTAGATTTACACTTAATAAAGAGCTTAGACTAATACTTTTTACAGAGCTTAGTAGTAGGTGATCTTCTGTTGTGTTGAATACTAACCTACCTGAATTTACAAGTATTTGTTTTCCTGTGTATTGATTTGGGTTAGTTGGGGGATCTGTCTTGTAACTAAAGTAGGTGGTGCTTGATGCTACTAAGGGTATATTCTGAGTTGATGTTAAGTAAATTGAAGATGGGTCTAAATTAATATCTTCGACAGTCGGTAAGTAGCCAACAGATCCTTTATCTCCTTGCCCGTTTCTAATTAGTATAATAGGGTCTCCACTGTTACTTCCAGTCGACCAAGGTGTTATAGGTTTATCGTTCAAGAGTATCGTAGAACCAAACCTAATAGAGTTACCTAATCTTCCTTCAAGTACAAAATCACCTTCAAATTTACGTAAGGGTTTAATGTTTGATTTCTCTTTGAAAGTTTTACCTAGTATGATATCGCTACTACCGTCTTCTACTCTACGTACAGCTCCTGCTTCAGTTTGTGTGTAATCTCTTTGTTGTGACTCGGGAACTTCTGTATTTCTAAAAATGTTAGGGATTCCGTTG